CCTGCACCCTACTTTATCAAGCCAGATTGGAAGGAGAGTTTGAGAGTCACCTCTAATAGGATAAATGGACCAAATGAATTCAATCCATCAATACCTGGTTGGGTCAAAGCAGGGCCTAATGGAACTGTAGCACAGCAATCGCTAGATGTATTTAGCCAAAAGGTTGGAGGCATAGTTTTGGATTGCCCTATGGATTCTTTTCTTTTTAACAGTGCTTTGACAACTCTTGGAAGACAATACCAATTAGCAAGTGAACTGACTGATGTAGATGGTTCATATACTTGGTATTATGGTCCAGATACAGACATGGGTTACCAGGGGTTGTTCAGTGTTTTTAATGAAGCATTGGACGACACTGTGGCAACTAGTGCTCCTTTCTCAAATTACTTTGCAGTAGATGCTATAGTGCCTTACCCGGATGGAACTAATCAGACAAGTACCTATTACTTTGGTGTGGATTCGATTGCTTTTGGATCTACAATAAAGTCTTCACCTAGCTTGAATGCTGCTACTCAAGGTTTAAGGGTTTGGTCTTGTGGTGATAGAAAGCCAGTTTATCTGCGTTATAATGGGTGGTCGTATTTTACTAATTTCACAACTTCAACACTAGATTCACAAAGCACCAGGAATGAACTGAGAATTGCTAGTAGTCGGGGTTGTGTTAAGTTAACGTGGATTTCAACTTCCCGTATTATTGTCGATTATGGAGATACTCCTTTAACCATTAGTAAAATGATGGATGGAACAGAGAATTTTAGTTTACAAATAGTGGGAGTTAAATCTCTGACTATGAACTCGACTTCAGCTTGTCCAATCATTGATCAGGCAAGCATTGATGGCAACACTCTTAGTGTTACTTTTAGATCAAGTTGTGGTTCAGGTTCAGGTATTTTGTTTACTAATAATTCGCTAATCCTTTCCACACAAGAGATTTTTGTGGACACTACTGTTAAGACACTAACATATGATCTCACTGACTACAATGTCACTGAACATTTCTTGTTAAGTATCTGCAGTCAGGCCAAATGTGACTCAAAGACTGTTTTCTATGATAATGGAAAAGCATCATTAACTTTGGCGAACTTTGTGCCTAGTCTAACTGATGGAACAGGCCTTGGCGGAATTATCTTTAGATATCTGCCAGATTCACTAAATCCGAACAAGTATGTACTGTCTGATCAGAAATGGGTTTGGCTGACTCTAGTTGTAATATACGCTATTGTAGTTTCAATTTTAATTGTTGGTTCACTAATATTTTATTATTTTGGACCAATGTGGGCATATTACTTAACTAGCACTGTCCTTTTAGCCATCTCCCTTCCGTTCACGTTGATATTCTTGATGGTAAGAGGCTGTATGAAATACAGTTCTAGAGGAAAGAAGAAGAAGAAAATTAAGGCTGAAAAGAAAGTTGAGGTTTCTCCACCCAAAAACATTAAGACCACAAAACTTATTTCAAAAGCTGTTAAGGCAGTTACTCCGGTATTCCAGAGTAAAAAGAATGCTGTGGCAAAAACTAAACCTAAGTCTAAGCCAGGTAAGTAATCTTAGACTTAGAAGTTAACTATATTATCGTTTTGGCCGTTTCGTAAAACGGATATTGGTATTATGAATGTATGTAAAGAGCTTATGGGTAAATGGGTATTTCCAGAAGATGTGTTACCAGAGGATCAGTTTCCTTTGTTTGTCAAATGGATTAATAAAGCTGGCATATACAACAATCTTCCTTTTGAGAATAGGAGAAAGGCTCTTTTTAGAGTCATCTCCTATTTGGGAAAGGATTTTGATCGTGTAACCAACTATTACTTTAATGGTGGTATAAATGTCAGGAGAATTGAGACCATGTTCTTTAAGATCCTTGAGTGTCTTTTCATGAGAACAACATCATATAAATGTTGTTTCTACGTGCGCAAGAACTCTAGATCTGATAGTGATAGATCCCTTTACTATAGATTCACTATTGCACATGAATGTTTGGGAGTTCATATGACTGAGCATGATGCAACTATAAGAAAATCTCTCCCTGAAGAATTAGCATTTCAAAATTTATTCCGTATGGAAGATTTCTTCAAGAGTAGATGGGTCTTCATCAATGCAGATAACCC